GGCGGTGCAGAACTTCGGCGCGGGCTCCATCGCCGCCGACATGGTGGACTACTACCGGCGCGGCGACTCCTTCGGCGAAATGTGGGTCATCGCGTTGGATGACGCCGCCGGCTCGGTGCAGGCGACCGGGCGGCTCTCCGTCTCCGGCTCGCCGATCCAGGGCGGCACGATCCCGCTCTATGTCGGCGGCGACCTGATCCGCATCTCGGCCGCCTCCAACGCGACCCCCGACGTGATCGCGCAGGCCTTAGTGGACGGCATCAACGCCTCGCCGTTCTGCCTCGTGACGGCGAGCCTCACCAGCAAGCAGGTGGGCTGGAGCTACGACGGCACGGACGCCTCCGGTATGACCGTCATGGTCAACACCGCGGTCAACGACACGGTCGATTGGGGCGACGGCAGCGCCGTGCAGGTCGCGACCGGCGCGAGCCTCACCCACAAGTATGCGACCTCCGGCGTCTACACCGCGCACCGCATCAAGGCCGGGCCGCCGCAAACCTCGGTGCTGCTGACCTTCCCGGTGCCGGATGACGGTCTGCCCGAGGCCGCGTCTGACGTCCTGCTGACCGCGGTCGCGTCGGGCGAGCTTGGCAACGAAATCGACGTGCGCTTCGCCTTCCGCGGCCTGCCCGCGGGCGAGTTGATGCCGCCCGGCCTCAACATCGTCGTGACCCCGATGGCGGACGGTGCCGGCGTCCCCGACATCACGCCCGCGCTCGATGCGATGGCGGATGACGAATACGACTTCATCGCCATCCCCTACACGGACGGCGGCAACCTCGATGCGGCCGGCGACGCCATGAACGACATCACGGGCCGCTGGGCGTGGGACCGGCAAATCTACGGGCACGTCTTCGCCGCCAAGATGGGCACGCCGCAGGACCTCGTGACGTTCGGCCAGACACGCAACGACCAGCACGTCTCGGTGCTCGGCTTCGCGCCGTCGCCGACGCCGTCCTGGCGGCGCGCCGCTTCCCTCGCCGCCCAGGCCGCGGTCGGGCTGCGCGCCGATCCCGCGCGCCCGCTACAGACGCTCCCGCTGGTGGATTGCCTGGCTCCGGACCGCACCTCGGCGTTCCGCCTCGGCGACAAGAACACCCTGCTCTACTCGGGCATCGCGACCGAGAAGGCGGTCGCCGGCCAGGTGCAGATTGAGCGGTGCGTGACGACCTACCAAAAGAACGTGTGGGGCCAGCCCGACCCGTCCTATCTGGACGTGACCACGCTCGCGACCCTGCAATACTTCGTCCGCTTCATGCGCGGGCGCATCTTGCAGAAGTTCCCCCGGCACAAGCTCGCCAATGACGGGACCGCGTTCGGGCCAGGCCAGGCCATCGTCACCCCGCGCATCATCCGCGCCGAGCTGATCGCCGCCTACAGCGAGTTGGTCACCGCCGGCATCGTGGAGGACATCGACAGCTACAAGAACCTGATGGTGGTCGAGCGCAACGCCAACGACCCGAACCGGGTGGACGTGCTCGCCTCGCCGGACCTCGTCAACCAGTTGCGCATCCTCGCAGCACTGGTCGCCTTCCGCCTGCAATCCGCGCCGGTCCCGGCGGCAGTGGCGGCCTAACCCCGAACGAGAGGAGAGCCACCCATGTCTGGTTCTATGGCCGGCAACGGAGCGTGCCCCAACGCCGTCGCTGGCGTCGCCTATGTCAAGGTGGACGGGCAGCAGTTCGCGCTGCGCGGCAACCTGCAAATCTCGATCCAGTCATTCGAGCGCGATGGCGTCGCCGGGCTGGACGGCGTGCACGGCTATATCGAGAAGCCGCGGGTGCCGTTCATCCAGGGCGAGTTCTCGGACATCGGCGGGCTCTCGATCCAGCAGCTTGAGCAGATGTGCAACGTCACGGTCACCGCCGAACTCAACAACGGCAAGACCTACCTGCTGCGCAACGCCTGGACCGCCCCGGCAATGGAGTTGAACGCCGCCGAGGGCCAGGTGCAGGTGAAGTGGGAAGGCATGTCGGGTGAGGAGATCATGAACTGATGCCAAGCCCGAAAAAGGTCGTGATGACCATTCCACTGTCGCGCTCCTACGAGGCGCACGGCGAAACTATCAACAAGCTCGAGCTACGCGAGCCGACCGGCGATGACCTGTTCACCTGCGGGATGCCGATGCGGATGGTTGCCAACGAGGCGACCGGGCAGACCGAAATCATCGTCTCCATGCCGGAGATGCTGTCCGTCCTCTCCCGTATCTCGGACGTGCCGCGTGGCGTGTTCAAGCAGATGCCGTCGCACGAGGCGTTCAAGGTCGTCAACGCCGCGCTCCCTTTATTCCTCGCGGGTCCGGAAGAGGCCGGCACGGACCAGTCGAACGCGCCTTCGACCTTGCCTGGTTCTGGCGATGCGACCCCGATCGCTTTCTCGCGCTCGGCCTGAGCGACCTCGACCGCTACGAGGCGCAGACGCGCCGCATCATCGTCGAAATCGACGCGGCTAGGAGGCGTTCGCAGTGAGCGAGAACGTCCAGGTCGCCGCCACTATCAAGGTCGGCGACCAGGCCTCCGCCCCGATCCGGGGCATCACCGCCTCGATGGAGCGGATGAAGGCGACCGCGGTCTCCCTCGCGGCGTCTTTCCGCGCCATCCCTGGCGTGCAGCGGTTGCAGCGGTCATTCGCCGGGCTGGGCGCGTCGCTCGCCAACGTGCGGACCTCGGTCAACTCCGCCATGCGACCGCTGATGGGGCTGGCAGGCCTCGCCGGCACGATCTCCCTCGGCGGCCTCTACAGCGGCTTGCGCGAGTATATCTCGCAGACCGCCGGGCTGCTCGGGGCCAGCAGGGCGGTCGGCACCACGGTTGAGCAACTGTCCGCGCTGGAGATCAGCGCGCACCGCTTCGGCATCGACGCCGATACGCTAGTCTCCGGTTTCACTCGCGCCGGCCGGTCGATGAACGAGGCCGCGTCGGGCAAGAACCGGAACTTCGCCGGCCTGATGCGCGCGATGGGCGTCAGCGTGCGAGGCGCGCACGGCGAGATGCGCAACTTCATCGACATCCTGCCCCAGGTCGCCGACAGGTTCGCCGCTACGCAGAGCGCCAGCACCCGCGGGCGCATCGCGATCGCGCTGTTCGGTCGCGAGATGGGGCCGCGCATGATCCCGCTGCTGGCCCAAGGGCGCGCGGGCCTCGACCGCTTGATGGAGGAGGCGCGCAAGCTCGGCGTCGTCACGCAGCAGCAGGCCGAGGAAGCCAAGGCGTTCCGGGATGCGCAAAAGGACGTGGGCGAAACGTTGGACGCGGTCGGGCGCTCGATCTACGCCACGCTGCTGCCGGCGATAAAGCCGTTCCTCGACATCGTGCGCCAACTGCTGACTGAGAACCGCAAGGACATCATCGACGTGTTCCGCAGCTTCGGCGAGACGCTGAAGGGCATCGACATCAAGGCGTTCGCGCAGGACGTGCTCACCTTCGGCAAGGCGATCCTGGCGATCTTCCGCGCGATGGGCGGCTTCTACTACATCGGCCTGCGCGTCGCCTGGATGCTCGCCGGCCCGTTCGTCAAGGCGATCCTGGCGGTCGGCCAGGCGGTGTTCGGCTTCGCCCGCGGCTTCCTCATCCTGCTCCGCGTCAACCCGATCCTGGCCGGCATCCTCGCCGCGATCATGCTGCTGGCCGCGGCCGCCTACATCATCTACCAGAATTGGGACAAGATCGGTCCCGCGTTCTGGCGCATCTGGGCCTACGTCAAGCAGGCCTTCGATGTCGCCTGGCGCTGGCTGAAGGACTTCCTCGCGAAGTGGACGCCCGAGCCGATCAAGCAGGCCTGGGACGGGCTGACGACCTTCTTCTCGACCCTGTTCGGCAAGATATGGAACGAGGGCTTTGCCTCGGCGCTGACCTACCTCGCGACCTTCATTGCGCAGTTCATCCCCGAACCGATCCGGCAGGCCTGGGACGTGGTCGCCGGCTGGTTCACCGCCGTTTGGGATCAGGTCAAAGCGCCGTTCTGGGCCGCGCTCGATTGGCTCGCGACCTTCGTCGGGCAGTTCATCCCCGAGCCGATCAAGAAGTATTGGGACTTGCTCGCCACCTTCTACTCGACGCTGTTCAGCAAGATTTGGAACGAGGGCTTTGCCGCCGCGCTCGCCTGGCTGCCGACCTTCGTCACTGAGTTCGCGCCCAAGGCGCTGATGGACATCTGGAACAGCCTGCCCGCGTTCTTCACCCGGATATGGGACGGCGTGAAGAAGGCCTTCGCCGACGCCTGGGCCTACATCGAGCCTATCGTTCACGCCGTCGAGGTCGCCGCGGAGAAGATCGTCAGCCTCGGCCGGACCATCGCCAACGTCGTCAGCAACGCGCCGGCACTCGAGGCGGGGCTTGACGCTGGCGGCATCATCCCGCCTCGCGCGGCCCTGCCGGGCGGCGCACCGCCCGCGGCGACCGTGCCGCAGGCCGCGACCGCTGCCGGCGTGCCCGGCATCGTCGGCGCGGCGACCCAGGCGCAGCGGCCGGCGGAGGTGACGGGCAAGATCAGGATCGAGGGCCAGATCAACGCGCCCGCCGGCTCGACCATCACCACGACCACGGAAGGGCAGAACGTCGCGCCGCCCCAGGTCAACGTCGGCCAGAGTATGCCGCTGGTCGGGATGGGCCAGCCATGAGCGGCTTCCTCGACAGCCTGACCAACATCGCCTCTCAGGCGCAGCCGTTCATCGGCGCGGCCTCGGACCTGATCGCGCTGACCGGCGGCAACTGGCGCGCCCGTCTCCGCCGGGCCAGCTTCCGCGGGGCCGCCTTCTTCGTGGATGACGTAGCGCGAGGCACGGGCCGCCGGCTGGTCAACCACGAGTTCCCGGCGCGCGACATCCCCTATTCCGAGGATCTCGGTCGCAAGCAGCGGACGTGGACGTTCTCGGCCTACTGCATCGGCCAGACCTACCAGTCTGACTATGACGCGCTGGTCAAGGCCTGCGAGCAGGCCGGGCCGGGCACGCTGATCCATCCGAACATCGGCAGCGTGCAGGCGACGTGCGAGACCGGCACGTTCACCGAGCGGCGCGACAGCGGCGGCTACGTCGCCGTCACACTCAACTTCTTCGAGGCCGGGCAGATC